GTGTTAGCCTTAGAGGGTTTAAAGGTAAGTGAAACAGAAAAAAATGATTTACTACTAGAAATTGATGCAGCTTATAACGCCAAAAAAGAAGTCATTGATGCAGAGGCATCAGATAAAGAAATAAAAAGATTAGAGGCAGTTGCAGCAGAGGAAATAAGAATTACAAAGCTAGTCAACGCACAGAAAAAAGCATTACAAGACTCAAATCTAAATAATATAAGTCAAGGCTTTGCATTACTTGGTCAAATCGCTGGTAAAAATAAAGCACTTCAGGCGGCGGCTATAATAGGGGAGAGTGCTGTGGGTATTGCTAAGACAGTAATTGCTACTCAAGCATCAAACGCGGCTACTATTGCTCAAGGTGCGGCTCTTGCTATTCCAACGGCTGGAGCTTCTGTCGCTGCTGCGGCTTCACTTGTGGCTTCAACTAATATTAGCGCAGGAATTGGTATTGCTATGAATGTGGCTGCAACTGCTAAAGCGTTAAGCGGATTAAAAGCTGGAGGCTCTCCACCACCACCACCTGCAATGAGAACAGGCTCAGGTTCAAGCCCTGCCAGTATACCTACCCCTCCTGAATTTAATACAGTAGGGGCAAGTGGTACAAATCAATTAGCGGATGCAATAGGAAGTCAAAGCAAACAACCTATAAAGACTTTTGTAGTAGCTAGTGATGTGACAACAGCGCAAAGCCTAGAAAGAAATATTATCACAGGCGCAACAGTAGGTTAAATACAAAATTGAATTTTAATTACGTTATATAGATATGAGAATAATTGAACTAATATTAGACGAAGAGCAAGAGGAAAGTGGAATTGAGGCAATTAGTATTGTTGAAAGTCCTGCCATAGAATCTGATTTCGTAGCCCTAAGTGCTGAAGAGATTAAACTTGCTGAGGTAGACAAAGAAAAAAAGATATTGCTAGGTGCTTTACTTATTCCTAATAAGCCTATATACAGAAACGGTGAAGAGGGTGAATATTATATTTTCTTTTCAAAAGACACCATAGTTAAGGCATCACAGATGTACTTAAAAAACGGTTATCAAAATAAATCAACCTTAGAACACGACCAAGCACTTAACGGATTAACCTTAGTTGAAAGTTGGATTGTTGAGGATGAGGTAATGGATAAGTCTAGGAAGTATGGTCTTAATGTACCTGTCGGAACTTGGATGGGTGCTGTAAAAGTTAATAATGATGAAATATGGCAGGAGTATGTTAAAACAAATAAAGTCAAAGGCTTTTCAATTGAAGGTTACTTTGCTGACAAAATGGGCAAACCTGCAAAAGAGGCTAAAGAAGACTTATCAGAAGATGATAAGCTACTTAATGAAATAGTAAATATTTTAAACTCAGAAAATGCGTAAGACTAACGGCAAGTTTATACCTAGTAGGACATCTCCTAAAGGCAGCGGAAGAGCTTGTTTATGTTGGGATAGCAACACCTATTCTATATCGTGTTGTGATGGTTCTATGAGGGCGCAAGGTATAGGGGTTATAAGTAGAACAGAATGAAAATACAAAATTGAATTTTAAATCCGTTATATAATTATATGAAATCAACCGAAATGTTAAACCAAATTAAAACACTTCTAAATATCGAGGTCAAACTTGAAGATATGAAGTTGGAAAACGGTACTGTGATTACAGCCGAATCCTTTGAAGAAGGGAAAGAAGTGTTCATCGTTACAGATGATGAAAAAGTAGCAATGCCAGTAGGTGAATATATCCTTGAGGATAGCCGCTTAATGGTTGTATCTGAAGAAGGTATGATTGCTGACGTTAGAGAAGTATCTGACGAAGTTCCTGCAAAGGAAATGGAAAAAGAAGGTGAAGAAATCACTTCTGATTTGGGTTATGATGAAAAAGAAATGGCTGAAGATGGCGAAGCAGATGTTGCTGATTGGAAAGGAATGGAGAAAAGAATCCAAAACCTAGAAGACGCAATTGCTGATTTGAAAGGCGACAAAGAATCTAAAATGGAAGAGGTAGAAGAAGAAATGTCTATTGAAAAACCATTAAAGTCTCGCACTATTAAAGAAGAATTTTCAGAAGCATCCGCTGCACCTATCAAGCATAACCCTGAAGGTGAAACCGCTAAGAAAAAAGTGGAATTTGCTAAAGGCAGAATGGGGGCAACACCTCTAGACAGAGTATTAAGTAAACTAAATAAATAAATCAAACGAATATGAGTAATTCAAGAAACGTGGCACTAGCCACTACAACTAACATCACTACTACTTATGCAGGTGAGTTTGCAGGTGAGTACATCGCAGCCGCTCTTTTAAGCGCATCAACTATTGATGACGGTGGTTTGACTGTTAAGGCTAACATCGCATTTAAAGAAGTAATCAAGAAACTAGCTACCAACGCTTTGGTAACCGCTGCATCTTGTGACTTTACACCAACAAGTACAATCACTCTTACTGAGCGTATCATTCAACCAGTAGAGTTACAAGTCAATCTACAATTATGTAAGTACGACTTCGTAAACGATTGGGAAGCTCAATCAATGGGTTATGGTTTAGGTCAATCTTTACCCCCAAAATTCTCTGACTTTATGATTGCTCACGTTGCCGCTGAAGTAGCTCAAAATACTGAGTTCTGTATTTGGCAGGGAGACACAGCCGCAGCAGCAAACAACTCTTTTGACGGTTTTGAAAAACTAATCGCAGCTTCAGCAGCAGCAGGAGATATTCCTGCAGGTCAGCAAGTAGCCGCTATTGCAGGTGGTTTAACTGCAGCTAACATTGTAACTGAATTGTCTAAAGTTGTAGATGCTATTCCAGCTTCACTTTACGGTAAAGAAGATTTGTTCCTTTACGTTGGTTCAGCAGCTGCTAAATTTTACGTTCAGGCTCTTGGTGGTTTTGGCGCAAATGGATTAGGTGCAAATGGTGTTTCTAATATGGGAACTCAATGGTGGAACAACGGTTCACTTACTGTAAACGGAGTGAAACTATTTGTTTGTCCAGGAATGAGTGCTAACACAATGTTTGCTGCTCAACGTAGTAACTTGTATTTCGGTACAGGGTTACTAAACGACACCAACGCGGTGAAGGTTTTAGATATGCAAGATTTGGATGCGAGTAACAACGTGAGAATGGTAATGCGTTTCACAAGTGGTGTTCAATTCGGAATCGCTTCTGACTTGGTTGAGTACGCTTAATTAATTAATAATCATTAGAAAGGGGTGGGTGGTATTAATCCGCTCACCCCTTTTTTTTTAAACCTATAAAAAAATAAAATTATGGCTTGTGCATTAACATCGGGACGGAAAGTTCCTTGTAAGTCCGCTTTTGGCGGCATAAAAACAGTTTTATTTGCAGACTATGGCACTATCGCTAGTGTTACTGTTGACGCTTCAACAAAAGAGGCTACAATAGTAGATGCTTCAACTCCACCTGTGTGGTTTGAGTATGATGTAAAAGGTAATTCTAGTCTAGAAACAAGTGTAACCAGTTCGAGAGAAAACGGTACTACTTTTTATACTCAGACTTTGGCTTTGACATTAACATATTTAGATGCTAAGACTCAGGCAGAATTGCAATTACTTGCAGTAGCACGCCCTTACATCGTGGTTGTTGATTATTACGGAAACAATTTCCTTTGTGGCTTTGATGCAGGTATGGAATGTACAGGTGGTACAGTCGTTACAGGTGCAGCGGCAGGTGATTTAAGTGGTTTCACTTTAACATTTGAAGGAATGGAAGACACAGCGCCTTTCTTCCTAGCCACAGCAGTAACTGCTTCAGCTTTACAAATTGACCCAACGGCTGCTTAATCAGCTTTTTAAGTTAGAAAATGAAGCCTCCTTAATTGGGGGCTTTTTTTTTGCTTAAACAATTCTACAAATTCGCTTCTTTTTTACGTTATATAAGAGTATGATAATATTAACCACGTCCGCAGCCTCACAATTGCTCTCTGTAATACCTAGAAAGTATACCAGTATACCGTTTAAAATGTCTATCAGAGATGATAGCACAAACATTACGGTGACTTATACTATTGCAGCGGCTACAACGGTGGGCAATTACTTACAGTTTAACCAAGCCTTTAGTCCTGTATTGGTTGAGAATCATTTTTATGATATACATTTATACACAGAAACGGGTTCGGGCTACAAACAAGATATTTTTAAGGATAGAATATTTTGCACAGACCAAGACGTAAACCAGTTAAATGAAAACGCTCATTATAAACTTAATGAGGGTCAATATACTCACTATAATGGTTTTAATAATACCTATACAGTACGATGAAAAAAACACAATTGAGAAACGATAAAGGCCAATTTAAAAAGGCTTCTAAGGTATCAGAGTTTGGCTTTGTCAATCTAAGCACTTATACTAGCCCTGAGATCAAGGAAGTTAAAGGAGAGGATTACATTGAATATGGAGCTGATAATAATTATTTTCAATATCTCATAGACAGATATAATGGAAGCCCAACTAATAATGCCGCTATCAATGGAATAAGTCAAGCTATTTATGGAAAAGGTTTAAACGCTACAAATTCAAGTAGTAAACCTAATGAGTACGCTCAGATGGTTTCTTTGTTTAAAAAAGATGTAGTCAGAAAATTGTGCTATGACTTAAAATTGATGGGTCAATGTGCTATGCAAGTTATCTATTCTAAGGATAGAAAGAGTATTGCACAAATAGAGCATATGCCTATTGAAACATTAAGAGCTGAAAAGGCAAATGATGAAGGTGATATACCTGCTTACTATTATTTTAAGGATTGGCCTAGTATTAAAAAAAACGATACACCTCTTAGGATACCTGCTTATGGTATGTCAAACGAGAATATCGAGATATATTATATTAAACCTTACAAGTCTGGATTTTATTATTACTCTCCTGTTGATTATCAAGGGGGTTTACAGTACGCAGAACTAGAAGAAGAAGTTTCAAACTATCACCTCAACAATATCTTGAATGGCTTGGCTCCGTCAATGCTCATAAATTTCAATAACGGAACTCCAAATCAAGAGGAAAGACAGTTAATTGAAAGCAAAATTGCTCAGAAGTTCTCAGGAACTAGCAACGCAGGTAAATTTATATTAGCCTTTAATGACAATAAAGATAGTCAGGCAGAAATAACCCCTGTTCAATTAAGCGATGCTCATAACCAATACCAGTTCTTAAGTGACGAGGCTACTAAGAAAATAATGGTTTCACATCGTATTGTTTCCCCTATGCTTTTAGGCATTAAAGACCAAAGTGGTTTAGGAAATAATGCTGAGGAAATTAAGACAGCCTCTTTATTGATGGATAATACTGTTATAAGACCTTTTCAAGAGCTTTTAATAGATTCCTTTGATATCCTACTATCTTACAACGATATCTCTTTAAACCTATACTTTACGACCTTACAGCCGCTAGAATTTACAGAAGTAGATAGCAACATACAAGACAAGGAAACTATTGAAGAAGAAACTGGTGTTGAAATGCAAAAGTTTTCTTTTAAAACAATAGATGGAACTGAAGCCTACGAAACAATTGAACAGGCTGAAGCTAAAGCAAAAGAGCAAGGCTGCGAAGGGCATCACGAAATGGAAGTTGAGGGTGTTATTTATTTTATGCCTTGTGAAAATCACCCTGAAAAATTGTCAAAAGACAATACCGAAATATTACTTGGTTCATTAGGTGAATCAGGAAGTCAAATGGGTGACGAATGGGTTGTAGTTGATGAACTAGACGAAAGTTCAGAATACAGCAACGAAGATTGGGCTGCTTATTTAATAAATGAAAAGGCAGAAACAACACTTTCCAAAATTAAAACGCTTGTAGGGCTTAAAGACTTTGTAACCTCAAAAAACAAAGGTTCGGCTTATAGCGATTTAGACTCAAAGAACGGTCTATATAAAATTAGATACAAATACGCAACGGGAATGTCTCAATCAGGCAAGTCAAGAGATTTTTGTAAAAATATGATGGCTATGAGTAGCGCTGGTACTGTGTGGCGTATTGAGGATATTGACAAGGCTAGTAATTTTGAAGATGTTAATGTAGAATTTAGGCATAAACCTAGTATGCGCTATAACATCTTTGAATTAAAAGGAGGCATCTATTGTAAGCATAAATGGGTAAGGGTTTTATATAGGCTAGAAAGCAAAACTGAGGCATCTAAAAACCTTAAGAACTATAAGAAAACTAGAACTATACCTGCCTACGCTTTAAGAAACCCAAGAGGCTCTAAAAAAGCAGCAATAGCAACGGACAAACAAGCAGGAAGAGGAGCATACCCAAAATAATTAGACAATGGCAACAGTATTATTCATAAACAGAACTGACCTCGTACGCAACTCTATCATTGATGGGAATGTTGATACGGACAAGTATATTCAATTTATCAAATTGGCTCAGGAGATTCATATTCAGAATTATATGGGTACAAAACTTTACAGCGGTTTGACTAATGCTGTTGTCGCAGGTATTGACCTTCCTGTTAACGCACGTTGGAAACTGTTATTAGATGATTACGTTGTGCCTATGCTTATATGGTTCAGTCAAGTTGACTACATACCTTTTGCTAGTTATCAGATACGCAACGGAGGGATGTTTAAACATCGCTCAGAGAACGCTGACACCGTTTCAAAGGATGAGGTAGACTATCTAGTGGAAAAGGCAAGAACGAACGCTGAATGGTACTCTAGAAGGTTTATTGACTATATGTCTTTTAACCAAACATTATTCCCTGAGTACACTAGCAACATAAACGATGATATTTATCCTTCATACGATGCTACTTTTAACGGATGGGTTCTGTAATGTATAAAGTGAAGCAAGACAATATCAAGAAATTAAAGCTGTTTTTAAAGAAGATTGAAGACAGCAAAATAAAAAAAGCAAAGGATGGCAAACGAAATATATAGTTCCTCTTACTGGGGCGATGGCCCTTGTAATGATGTCGGTTGGGGAATCATTTACAAGCAGTATGCAAACTGTGGCCCAGTACAGCCAATTATTAATGCCTTTGTAGCTAGAGTAATAGCGGACGGTGGTACGGTGGAATCACAGGCTTGTCTTGAAACCGCTTTAACCTACTTAACTAAAAATCCTTAATTATGAGTTATTACGATGATGCATCACTTATGTTACTTGCAGGTGGTGGAGCGGAAAAGGATGGTAAGGTATACAGCATAAAACCCATTCCCGTTTATAGTAGCGAGTTAGTTATTAATGGAGACTTTGCTACTGATAGCGGTTGGACTAAAGGAAGCGGTTGGACTATAAGTGGGGGTACTGCAAACGCAACATCTGCGAGTACTGGTACACCCCTTTCCCAATCTATAATTACGGGGAAACAATATAAAATTACTTATGATGTTGTTAGCATAAGCCAAGGCGGATTTCAAGTTGATTTATCATTTTCAGGAACAGCATTAGGGCAATTGGTAACTACAACGGGGATTTTTACGGATATTATAACGTCTTTAAACCCCTTGTTATCAATAAGAGCAGTTGGAACAACTACGGGTTCAATAGGCAATGTATCAATAAAAGAGGTTTTAGTAGATGGTGACTTTGATTTTAGCAGAGGTTCAAACCTTTCCGCTACTCGTGTAAATGCGTCATATCTTATTGAGAAAGGGAGAGAGAATTTAGCAAAGCAGAGTAACAACTTTGATACAGCGCCTTGGGGGGCTGTCAACACAAGTGTAACACCAAACGCCACAACTGCGCCAGATGGAACTTTAACCGCAAGCAAAATAGTAGCGAATACCGCCAACACTCAACATAGAATAGACCAAGGCACTACAAGTTCAGCGGGGGTAAAAAC